TAATTCTTTATTGCTTATTGATAGATTAAATCTTAAAGCAAAATTAGGTACTCAGATTGATATTGAGTTCAATGAAACTGAACAAAAGTTTTTTGATGCTATGATGACTAGCAAAACTTTTGATGAAGTTCTAAAAATTTCTAAAGACCTTTTTGACTATTGTGGTAAAGAGTTAGAAGAAAAAGAAAAAGAAGGTAAAGATGTTTCCGCTTATACTATTAAGCAAGATGAGAATGGTGTCGAAGTAGAGCAATCAGAAACTTCTACACAAGAAGAAAATCAAGAAGAAGAAAAAAATAATATGGGTGCTGGCGATAGTACCGATAACGATACTACTGAAACTGACCAAGAAGAAAAAGCAGATACTACTAGCAACGAAAATTCAGATGATGAAAAATCAGATGATGATAGTTCTAAAACTGCTACCGAAGATAATAAGAACAAAGGCAAACAATCAGATACCGATGAGGCAACTAAACCAGGTGCTAAGTCGATTACTGATACTGCAAGTCAACAATCTCTAAAAGAACAATTAGAAGATGATGAAAGCAAGATTTTTGACTATTGCGATTTCCCTAAAACTTTAGATTATAAAAAGTTCATTGTTGACAATGCTACAGTTATTAAAGAGTTAACTCAATATTGGGCACAAACTAACAATGACTATAAAAGCATTCTTCAGAGAAATGCTAAGAAATTTAAAGATGACAACCAGAAAGTTGTTAATTACTTGCACAAAGAATTTGAAATGAAAAAAGCGGCAGATAGTTATGCCAGAGCAAGTGAGAGCAAAACTGGTGTTATCAATACTAACAAGTTATTTTCTTACAAGTACAATGAAGACTTGTTTCAAAAAGTAATGACTACTCCTGATGCTAAAAATCACGGTATGATTTTCTATCTTGATTGGTCAGGCAGTATGCATGATAATATGAAAGGTACTATTATGCAGTTGTTGAACCTAGTTCTATTCTGTAAAAAAGTAAATATACCTTTTAGTGTTTATGCATTTAGTTCTCATTATAGAAAATATTCTAGTGAGTTTGCAAATATTAATAATACTGATGCACAATCTAAAAACTTGAATGAGATGATTATTCACCCTTACAAGTTTTCACTTCTAGAGTTGATTACTAGTGATTGTAATACTGCTCAATACAACCAAGCATTTGAGTGTTTAGTTGCTTTAATGAATATCTACTCACACGATAAAAGATATGAAGGCGACTTTTGTTATTTCGATTTGCCTAGCAGTTATTACCTAGGGCAGACACCTTTGAATGATGCAATCGTATGTTCTAAGTATATGATACAAGATTTTCAAACTAAGCATAAAGTTCAAATTATGAATGCAGTATTCTTAACTGATGGTTCTAGTCATTGTCTAGAAGGTAAGTTCGCTATTGAGAACGGCACGATGACCGCTAAAGATGTTGGGTATACTAATGCAGTTATCAGAGATAAAAAGTCTAGAGTTGAGATATCTGATTTATCTAAAGGCAAATATTATAGAAGAGCAGATTTTACCAAGAAGTTGTACCTAGCAGTAAAACAAGTTACTGGTGCTAATATGATTGGTTTCTTTGTTGCCTCTAGAAGAGATTTAGAATATGCATATTGGGATGCTCAGAGTTGCCCTAATATGAAAAAAGCAAAAATCAGATATTCAGATGATTTCAAAAAGTATGTTAAGAAAAACAAATTTTTTGCTTCTACTGTTAGCGGTCTTGATACCTTGTTTGTAGTGCAAGGGGGTAAAGATTTGCATGTTGATAATAGTTCAGTTCTAGATGAATTACAATCAGATGCTAAAAAAAGTCAGATCCAAAGTGCCTTCAAAAAAGCAAGTAAAGGCAAATTGCAATCTAGAATTATGCTAAACAAGTTTATTGAGAATATTGCCGCCTAAAAAATGACGGAATATATAGGGAAAATGACGAAAAAAAAATTAAAAAAAACCGGAATAACCCTTGACAAACTCAATATAAAAATGTTAATATGAATTATATGATGAAAAAAGAAAACAATGTGAAAGGTGATATCTATATGATGTTAGATGATAAACAAAAATCCTTTGTTGACTTAGCAGTATCAGAATACGGTACTCAGTTAAAAAGGTCTGAACTGATTGCAGTACATAAAAAGCATAAAGTTCCGTTCCCATATTGGTTAGTTAATAGTGACCAATTTAAATTAGGCAAAGGTCTTTATCAGATGCCTGTTGAGGGTACTCCTCTTCAAGCGACTGGTCATGAAGTTGCCAACTCTCCTATAAATACTGTAGAAGAGGCACCTGCTATGAAGAAAAAAATATCAGTAGCAGATACTACTATCATGAATTTGATACCTAGCAAATATACTAACTATGTTCCTTTCGGGCAGTTTAGTGATGTTAAGAGTATCGTAAAATCTAAAATGTTCTATCCTGTCTTTATTACTGGTCTCTCTGGTAATGGTAAGACTATGATGGTTGAGCAAGTATGTGCCCAACTCAATAGAGAGTTTTTTAGAGTTAACATAACTATTGAAACCGATGAAGATGATTTACTCGGAGGTTACAGATTGCAAGATGGTGAGACCGTATGGTTTGATGGTCCCGTTGTTCAAGCAATGAAGAAAGGTGCCGTACTTCTTTTAGATGAAGTTGACTTAGCATCTAATAAGATTATGTGTATTCAACCTATCCTCGAAGGTAAGGGTGTTCTTCTTAAAAAGATAAATCAGTTTGTAGAACCAGCACCTGGTTTTCAGATTATCGCAACTGCTAATACAAAAGGTAAAGGTAGTGAAGATGGTAGATTTATCGGAACGAATGTACTTAATGAAGCATTCCTTGAGAGATTTCCTATCACAATCGAACAAGAGTATCCTTCAGTTGCTATTGAGAAAAAAATTCTCACTAAAGAATTAGCATCTGCTGGGAAACCTGATGAAGATTTTGCCGACAAGTTAACCAAGTGGGCAGACATTATCAGAAAAACTTTTCTAGATGGAGGCATTGATGAAATCATTGCCACTAGAAGACTTGTTCATATCGCTAAGGCATATGCCATGTTTGGCAATAAAATGAAAGCGATTGAATTGTGCATTAACAGATTTGATGACGAAACAAAGTCATCATTTAAAGACCTTTACACAAAGGTCGATGCCGATGCCATTCAAACTGATCCATCAGTTGATGGCGAAAGTGTAGTCAATCCTAAAGTAGAGATTGACAAAGCACCGTTTTAAGTTTATTATGAACTTGAATATAGCGAGGAGGACAACCTCCTCGTTCAACATTATAAAGGAGCATTATGATGCCAGCAAAAACAAAAAGTCAACTTAATAAGTTGCTTAATTTCTTTCAAAAAGGTGGAACTCTAACTGCCGCTCAGGCAGAGAAGAAGTTCGGTGTAAATCGAATGTCTGCTAGGGTTTACGATTTGAGAGACCAAGGTTACTGTATCTACGGTAATACTAAGAAGGGTAGCAATGTCGTTTCATATAGACTTGGTACTCCATCAAGAGAAATTATCAAAGCAGGTTTTAAAGCATTAAGAACTGCATAAGATAAAAGTATCACCTTTATCATCATAGGGAGGGTGCAATGCCCTCCCACTTTTTTAATATGAGGTTATTAATTTGAAAAAATTACAAGATAAAATTGAATATAAGTTTAGTGAAGATAAGATATTCGAAGATATAATGGAACATATTAATGGAACTTACGATGCCCATTATTCTAAAAACAAATTTCAATCTACCGAGTTCATTGTAGATTGCGGTCATGCCGAAGGTTTCTGTATAGGTAATATTATTAAGTATGCACAAAGGTTTGGCAAAAAAGAAGGAATGAACAAAAAAGACTTGTATAAGATAGTACATTATTGTATTATCTTACTATCAACTTTAGAAAACTAATGAGGACTATATTATGCAAATAAGCAAAAACACTTTTGAAGTTTTGAAAAACTTCTCAGAGATAAATGAGAACTTACTGATTAAACCTGGTAGTGAACTCAAAACTATTTCTGTAATGAAAAATGTATTAGCGAAGGCGACTATAGAAGAAACTTTTGATAAAGAGTTTGCTATCTATGATTTGAACTCCTTCTTAAATGTATTATCACTATATGATAATCCTGAGATTACACTAAATGATGATTATCTTACTATATCAAAAGGTAACTCATCTACAAAATTCTGGTATGCTGATCCTAGTTTAGTAGTAGCACCTACTAAAGATATCAATATGCCTAGTAAAGATATTGAAGTAAACATTACACAAGGTAATTATACAGACCTATTGAAAGCATCTAATATCATGCAACTACCTGATATCGCACTAGTGAGTGAAGAAGGTAAAATCAAAATGGTTGCTACAGATAAAAAGAATAAAACTAGTAATGTTTATGAAGTAGAAGTAGGAACAACGACTTCTAAATTCAGTATGTAAAGAGATAATTTGAGAATGATACCTGGCGATTATGACCTAGCGATATCACACAAAAATATATCTCATTGGTCTAACAAAAATAAATCTCTACAGTATTGGGTAGCATTAGAAACCGATAGTAAGTTTGAGGGTTAATAATGAATAAACTTAATGATGAATATTTGTGGGTTGAGAAATATCGACCTCAAACTGTAAGTGATTGTATCTTACCTAAACATCTAGAAGATACATTTTTAAACTTTGTAGAGAACGGCGAGATACCTAATTTGTTACTATGTGGTACTGCAGGTGTTGGTAAGACAACGATTGCAAAAGCACTATGTCAGCAAATGGGTTACGACTGGATAATCTTAAATGGTTCTAGTGAAGGTGACATTGATACCTTACGAACTAAGATAGTTAACTTTGCATCTACTGTATCCTTTTCAGGCAAAGGTAAAGTTGTTATCTATGATGAGGCAGATTACTTAACTGCAGTAACACAACCTGCACTAAGAAATTTTATTGAAGAGTTTAGTAAGAATTGTAGATTTATATTTACATGTAACTATAAGAATAAAATTATACCTGCTCTCCATTCTAGATGTTCAGTTATAGAGTTTTCTGTACCTAAGAATGAGAAACCTAAAATAGCAACTAGGTTCTTAAACAGATTAGAAGATATTTTTAAAGAAGAAAAAATAAAGTATCAAGAACAATCTATTGCAGAGGTTGTTACTAAATTTTTTCCTGATTTTAGAAGAACATTAAACGAGTTACAAAAACTTTCTATCGGCGGCAGTATAGATGCTGAGGCAATCAAAGGTGCTGGTGATGTAAGTATTAAAGAGGTCATTGAATATTGTAAAGTTAAAGACTTCAAGAATATGAGAAAGTGGGTAGCAGATAATATCCATGTAAACGATGCGAATACTATTTTCAGAAAGATTTACGATACAATGTATGAATATCTTAAACCACAATCTGTACCTGTTGCAGTTTTAAAGATTGCAGACTATCAGTACAAGAATGTGCATGTAGCAGACCCAGAGGTCAATCTAACTGCCTTCTTTACTGAAATAATGGTCGATTGTGAGTTTATGTAATGCCTACACCTTATCTACACCACGAATTATTTGAACCTAATAAAGTTATCGAAGTTCAAGAGCATTCTAATAGTTTAGGAAAGTATCTTGTCATTGATAATTTTTATCAAAGACCTGATGATATAGAATACATGTTAGAGACTTCTTGGTCTCAGATGTGGAAATATAAACCAGGTTCTAGA